AGCGCGACCGCCGGTCGATCAGCGGCAGCACCGGCAGCTGGACCAGATCGAACTTTTCGGTCAGGCTGTCGAAAATGCCGAGCTCTTCGGTGTGGACGACGTCCTCGGCGTCGTGCAGCACCATGTAGCGGGCCAAAAATTCAGGCCAAAAATTATTGCGCAAAAAGCGGCCTGAAACTGGCCTTAAGCGCCGTTGTAGAGGCGCTTCCGGATCGTGTTCACGGGGTCAAAGAGCCGTCCTGTTTGGGGGGAGTGAGCGCCGCCCGATGACGGTGCGATGGAGGCCTTGCGAGCCTTGCCACCTGGTCCTCCCCCCGCTGCGCAGGTATTCGTCTAAAGCCTACTTGCAGCCGGCGGTCGACGCCGTCAGCTGGTCCTCGAAATTCATCCGCTTGCCGGCCTGGGCGGCGACGGCCTGGGCCTTGGCGCCGGGGGGCATCCTTGCCCATTGCTCGGCCGGATAGCGGCCCTGCAGCGGCGCTGGCGCGGCCGGCCGGCCATCCTTGCCGATGCAGCCCGCGGCGACGGGAACGGCATAAGGGATGGGCACCTCGTCGCCGGCTGTCTTCACCGGCCCGCCGCACCCGGCGAGGATGATGCCCGCCAGGATCAACAGGCCGAGGGTGAGGGCAATTCTAGAAACCAGCTTGATAGAGCGCATCCATCGCCTCCTCGCATTGCTGGGCCTCTTCCTCGAAGGAGAGGCGCTGGACGCGGGTCGCGGCCTGCTCGGCCCGCTTGATCCACTGGTCGCGTTGGGCCGTCAGGTTGCGCACCAGCTCGGCCTGGCGGTCCGAGAGAGCGCGGAGCCGGGCGGTCTCCTCGCCCATCGCGACCACGCGTTGGGTCTGATCGAGCAAAGCGGTCTGCGCCGCGTCGCGCGCGCGCCGATAGCGGTCGCGGGCGGCGCCGATCTCGCGGACCTTGGCCCCCGCATTCTTCACCTGAAGCTTGTCGACGCCGCCGACCTCGGCGACCACCGCAACGAGCGCGAGCGTCTTGTGCTGCCATTCGCCGCGCAGCTGGTTCACGCGCGCGCCCCAACCGGCGAGCAGCGCGAAGGCGAGGATCGGGCCGAGTATCCGCAGATAACCCATGTCAGCGCACCCCCTGAGCGGGGCGAGCGGTCTCGCGAAGCTCGTCGCGCGCCTCGAACCTGTCGGCAATGGCGCGCAGACGGTCGCGGTCGGATTTGTGCGCGGGAAGGTAGAAACCCGACCAATGCGCGACGTTGCGCAAAAAGTCGGCGTCGGAGACTGGCATCGCACCACCCACTGGATTGCTCCCGGAGAATGGCTTGGAGAGGGCTTCGGCAAATCTTGTGAAATGTTGAACCATCGCGTCGAAGTCGAGCGGGCCGTCCATATTGCGACAAGCTTCCTCGGCGCACGCTAAGGCGGCATCCCGCGCCTGGGCGAGGCGCTCGGTGTCGAACAGGGCCTTCTCGCCGCGGTCCGCCATCAGGACTTCCTCTCCATCATGTGGATGACACGGGTGAGCAGGCCGACCTGGGCGTAGCCGTCGAGCTTCCCGGCCTGGCGATATTCGGTCGAGCGGCCACCGTCGGGCTTGCTGATGCCGAGCGACACGATGACGTGATCGGCCGCGAGCTTGCCGCTGTCGATATCGCGAAGCACCCCGACCAGAACATCGCGCGGCGACGCGTCGGACGGGCATGCGCTGCGCGCGGCGCGGTGCTCGCCGATCGACAGCGGCACCGTGGCAAAGCCCTCGTCCGCGCCGTCCATGTCAGCGCTCCCCCTGGGCGGGGCGAGCGGTGTCGAACAGGGCCTTCTCGCGGCGGCGGCGGGCATCGAGGCCGCGGTTCACCCTGCCGCCAGCGCGGTTGTAGAGCAGGATGGCCGCCGATGCCCCGGCCCAATCGCCGACGTTGATCTTGCGCACGATGCTCGACCGGCAGACCCCCGCGGGGCCGATATTGTAGGACAGGTCGACCAGGGCCACGATTTGGTTGACGCGACCGCGCAGCGCCGGCGCGCACCGCATCACCGGCTCGGCGTGGGCGATGAGCTGGCGCTCGAGGCGGGCCGCGCAGCCCGCCGGCGTCTCGACCGTCGCCATCGTCACCCCGGCCGTATCGCCGTCGCAGATCGTGGCGACGCCGACGACGTCGCGATAGGCGCGGAGATATTGCCGGCCGCGGACGTGCTGGACGCGGATCTGGCTGCCTTCAACGGTCGCCTTGACCTCGCGGCCGCTCTCTTCCTTGGGAACCAGCACGAAGAGCAATGCCGCAGCCGTCACCGATCCGACGACACCGGCCAAAGTCTTCTTGCCGCCCGTCGTCGGGGGCGGCGCGGCCGGGAAGCCGGGCAGCCGCGGGGGAGGATTAGACGCGGGCATCGGGAGAGGGAATAGGGTGGGAGCCGGGGTCAAACACAGGCGGGTTCCTGCTATCCGGCTCCCTAGCGCCCATCTGTCCCGACCGGATTTTTTCACCGGCAGGGGGCGCTAACTGTTGATCTTCATCCCCATCATCCGTGCTGGTTAGGGATGCGGGAGCGGCGGCGTGTGCCTGAGGCAGCGGCGAATGTTTCGGCTTGGCGGCTTGCTTGGCCCTGATCAGCTCGATCTTCGTCCAGATGCGCGCCAGTTCGGCCTCGGCGGCGGCGTCATCGTCCAGCCCGTTCGCGAGGCAAAGCGCCGCGAGGGTGACGCGCACTCCGCCGACTTCCTGCGATGGATAGCCGACCGGCCGCCCCCAGGTGTAGCGCACAAGTTGAATGGCCTCGCCCTCGGTCATGCCGAGCGATTGAACGAGCTCGCCCGCCTCCTCGAAAAAGCGGTGATTGCGCTCCTCGCGGTCGCCGGAAATCTCGGTGCCGAAGCAGGCCGTCATCCACGGCTGAACGCGCGATTGGAACGAGCCGCCATCCTCCTTAGGCGCGGCGCAGTCTTCGCGCGCCGCCACCTCGCGGACCAGCTTCTTCTGCGTGATCAGGCGCGCCGCGATCGCGGCGACGAACAGGACCAGCGGCAGCATTAATGCGAGCTGCTCCGGGAGCTGCCCGCCGATCTGGACCGGCATCACGTTCCAGATGCCGAGCGCGAAGTCCGGCCAGGCCAGTAGCGCGCCGAGGATGAGCGAGCCGAGCGCGTTCAGGCGAACCGACCAGAAGCGCCACGCCAGGCGCCAATGCTCGATCAGCTGGAGCCCGCCAACAGTCGGCGGAGGCTCCGCGGTTACAGCCGCCCTGTTGGTTCCTTCGCCCATCTATGCCTCCGCCGACCGAGGACGTCTTGTCCCAGATCGCCGCGGCCGGGGGGGCCGTCCGCTGGCGGACGGGCGCATCAAACCCATTGCCGCACCGAGAACGCCCAGCGGTGCTTGGTGTCGTCGCCGCGCTCATAATGCTCGAAGCGATCGAACAGCGAATAGTGGAGGCGCTCGTTGAGGCCGGCGGTGGCGGCGGGATCCTCGACCACCACGACTGGATCGCCCGTCCCGGTCCGCAGCGCCAGATCGTAGAGCGCATCCAGCTCGGCGTCGCTGAGGTCGCCGAACGTCCACCGAAACCCTCCCTTGCGGGAGCCCTTGCCGATGCCGAAGCCGCCGTCGGGCCGCTCCTCGACGATGCCGGTGTCGATCACGGTTCGGCCACCGCCTTTTTCGCGGTTCCAGGTCGGCGCAAATGCCCGGCCGACGGCGAAAATGCCCGCCTGCGGCGCGACCGTCGGCGAATAATAGACGGCCGACCAATAGCGGCTCGTGGCCGGCGCGCCGACTTCCCTTCCGGCCGCGCGATCGTCGCCCTGTCGTCAAAGCCCCGGTCGCTCCGCGGCAAGCAGGGCAAGGTCATCATCGACGAGGCGGCGTTCCACGATCAGCTAGAGGAGCTGCTCAAGGCCGCCATGGCGCTCCTGATGTGGGGCGGCAGCGTCGTTGTCATCTCGACCCATGACGGAGCCGACAATCCGTTCAACAGCCTGATCGAGGATATCCGGGCGGGAAAGCGCAAGGGCGTCGTTATGCGCCTCCCGCTCAAGGAAGCGCTCCTCCAGGGTCTCTACAAGCGCATCTGCCTCCGCACGGGCAAGGTGTGGTCCGCCGAGGCCGAAGCGGCCTGGGAGGCCGATCTTCGGTCCTTCTACGGCGATGCGGCGGAGGAGGAGCTCGACGTCGTCCCCGCGCGCGGCTCCGGCACCTATCTGGCGCGCGCCACGATCGAGCGGGCGATGCGGGCTGACCTGCCGGTGATCAAGCTGCGCTGCCCGGACGGTTTCGAGCGTGAGACAGACCACTTCCGCACCGACTACGTGCGCGAGTTCCTCGAGCTGGAGGTGGCGCCCTACCTCCGCGACTTCGATCGTGCCCGTCGTAGCTTCTTCGGCCAGGACTTCGCCCGGTCCGGCGACGGCTCCCCGATGGCGTTCGGTCAGCATGACGAGCGCATGCGGAAGGTCTGCCGCTTCATCCTCGAGCTGCGCAACGTGCCGTTTCGAGAGCAGGAGTTTATCCTTCACTGGATCGTCGAGCGGCTTCCGCTCTTCGCGGGCGGCAAAATGGACGCGCGCGGAAACGGCTCCGCGCTCGCCGAGGCGGCTCAGCAGCGCTGGGGCTTCGAGCGCGTCGAGGCGGTCATGGCGACCGACAACACCTACCTCGCTTTCATGCCGAAGCTGCGCGCCGGTATCGAGGACGAAACGCTCCTTATCCCGCTGGACGAGGGCACCATGGACGATCTTCGGATGGTGAAGCTGGTCCGCGGCGTCCCCAAGATTCCCGACCGCTCAATCGTGTCGAAGGTGGATGGAGCGAAGGCCAAGCGTCACGGCGATAACGCGGTCGCGCTGATGCACCTGGTGGCGGCGATGGACGAGGATATGGGGCCAATCGACTTCCATTCGACCGGGCCGCGCCTGGCGCCGGCCGGCCCCATGATTGCCACCACCACCGGCTTCGGCACGATCCGTCGTGGACACGATCTGGGAGGTTTCTATGTCTAAGCGGCCGCGCCCCTACTCGAGCCGCGCTCGACTTGCGCCCGCTCGGCTCAGCGCCCGCCTGCCGGCAGAGCTGAGCGCGCCGATCGCCACGACGCATGACGGCCGCGACATCACGCGCCCGTTCACCTACGAGCTGGAGGAGTTCCGCGACCAGCGCCTGCAGGGCGAGGTCGATTGGGGCGCCTACGACCGTATCCTCCTCGATGACCAGGTGAAGTCCTGCCTCGAGCAGCGGCGGAGCGCCGTTGTGTCCCGCGAATGGAACGTGATCTCGGGCGACGACAAGGATCCGCGCGCGGCCGCCGCCGCCGAAGCCCTGGAAGCCAATCTGAAGCGCGTGGGTTGGGACCGCGTAACCGACATGATGCTCTACGCGCCCTTCCATGGCGTGGCGGTCGCTGAGCTGATGTGGGAGGTTCGCGACGGCCTCTTCCAGTGGAGCGCCCTGCGCGTTCGGCATGCGCGCCGCTTCCGGCGCGACAAGGAAGGCCGGCTGCGGCTCATCACAGCGACGAATGTTCGTGGCGAGGTGCTGCCGGAGCGCAAGTTCTGGGTGGTGACGGCAGGCGCCAGCGACGATGACCAGCCTTATGGCCGCGGCCTTGCGGAATGGCTCTACTGGCCGACGCTGTTCAAGCGCAACGGCATCCGCTTTTGGAACACCTTCCTCGACAAATTCAGCGTGCCGCCCATCAAGGGCTCCTATCCGCGCGGCACGTCCAAGGCCGAGATCGAAAAGCTGCTTCAGGCGATGATGGCGCTCGCCAACGACAGCGGCATCGCGGTTCCCGAGGGCGTCGTCCTGGACTACATGCAGGTCGCCACCGCGGGCATCGATTTCCAGAAGATGCCCGAATATATGGACGCCGCGATCGCCAAGATCATCCTCAGCCAGACGATGACTACCGAGGATGGTGCGTCGCGCGCGCAAGGGCAGGTGCATGAGGGCGTTAAGCAGGAGCTTATCGCCGCCGACGCCGATCTCGTGACGGACAGCTTCACGCAAGGCCCTTCGCGATGGTTCACCGACATGAATTTCGGCACCGATGTCGCCGCGCCGATCGTGCTTCGCCTGGTTGAGAAGGAGGACGACACCAAGAAGACCGCGGAGGCGGACTATGTTCTTGCGCGCATCGGCTTCGTCCGCACCGACGAAAGCTTCCGAGACATCTACGGCGCCGGCTTTAAGCGCAAGGTGCCCGCTCCTGGGCGGGGGACGGATCGGGTACCGCCCATCGATGGCGGGACGCTCCTTCCTCACCAGCGCGAGGAAGCAAGCTTCGCCGAGGGCGGCGGGCAGGGCGACATCGTCGACCAGGCCGTGGACGCAATCATGGCCGACGAAGGCTGGCGCGAGGACCTGGGACCGATTGTCGATCCGCTCGTCGCGGAACTGATCGCGGCGTCGAGCCCTGAGCAGGTCGCCGACATCCTCGCCCGCTCGGCCGAGCTCGACGACGAAGGCCCGATGATCGAGCGCCTCGCCCAGGCCGCCCTCGCAACCCGCCTCGCCGGCGCGACGGGGACGGACAAGGAGCCGGGGAAAGGTGCGAGATGAGCCGATGGAGAGGATGATGCGCCGCGCACTCGCCCCGATCGATGGCTGATCCGATCGACATCCGCCCGATTATCGGCCTGCCGCCGTCCGACACGGCGCGCGCCTTCGGGGCGCGCGACGAACTGCGCCAGACCGTTAAATGGAGCGAGATGTGGCACGGCGACCATGCCCGCGCCTTCACCGTCGCCAAGGTCGCCAAGCTCGATCTGCTCAACACCATCCGCGCCTCGCTCGACGACGCGCTCCGCAACGGCGGCACCTTCGAGCAATGGCAGGCCGGCCTCGTACCGGAGCTTCAAAAGGCCGGCTGGTGGGGGCGCGTCGCCGACAAGGAACTGACCGGCACCAGCCAGCCTATCTTCGTCGGCCCACGGCGGCTGCGCACCATCTACGACACCAACCTCCGCGTCAGCCGCGCCGCGGGCCAGTGGGCGCGCATCCAGGAGTTGAAGGACGTCGCGCCCTACTTGCGCTACTCGGCCGTGATGGACCGCCGCACGCGGCCGCAGCACCGCATCTGGCACGGCACCATCCTGCGCGTCGACGATCCCTGGTGGGACGAACATTATCCGCCGTGCGGCTGGCGCTGCCGCTGCAACGTGCTCCAGCTCTCCGATCGCGACCTGAAGGCGCGCGGCTGGGAAGTCAGCAAATCGCCGCCGCCCGAAGGCCCCGGCCGCTCTTTCTGGCCGGCCGGCGCCGAGCGCCCCGTCCGTGTGCCGTCCGGCATCGATCCCGGCTTCGCCTACAATCCCGGCAAGGCGAGCATGGCCGCGATCGCCGACAAGGCGGCGCGCACCTTGGCCGAAACCGCGCTACACAACCTCGCCGCCGCCCGTGCCGTGCTGCGCGACCTGGTCGATTCGCCGGCATTTCTAAAGGCGATGGACGAGCCTGACACCGGCTTCCCGGTCATGATCCTGGACGCGGAGACGCGCGGCCTGATCGGCGCCGACACGCCGGTCGCGATGCTGTCCTCGGCCACTTTCGCCAAGCAGAACCGCAACCATCCCGAGCTCACCCTCGCCCGCTACCGCCGCCTGCCCGAGATCGGCGCCGCCGCCGACATAGTCGCCCGCGACGGCGACACCGTTTTGCTGATGGTCAAGGCCGACGACGGCGCCTGGTTGGTGACCGTGGTCAAGGCCACCCGCACCGGCCTCGGCCTCTTCGTCCAGAGCTTCCGCGTCCAGAACGACCGCTCGCTCAAGCGCCTGCTAAAGCGCGCCGAGATCATCCGGGACGCGAGAAAGTGAAAGTGCGACGCGCGATGAGGACTTGCTTCCCTCACATGATGCTCCGGGCCGAAACCCGTGCCACGGCCGCAAGGTTCACCGTGTCGCGCGCGCCGCACGGCTCATATAGCCCGCGCCGTCTTACCATTCAACGAATTCCCGCCTTGAGGCGGGAGCCGGGGCGCGTCAACGCCCCGAGCCGGCGGCAGAGACCCGCCATGACCCGGCTGATCAACGCCGGAATCACCCCGCCACCCGCGCACGGGCGAGCGGACCCTAGGAAGCTGTTACCAATGGAGTCGAGTCCCCAACCCGCTGCCGCGTCGCTGCAGCCAGTCAGTCCCGTCCGCCCCGCCGCCGGCTATATCGGCGGCAAGCGCAACCTCTCCCGCCGCCTGGTCGCGATGATCGGTGGCATTCCCCACGAGACCTATGCCGAGCCATTCGTCGGAATGGGCGGCATTTTCCTCCGCCGCGATCGGCGGCCCCGTAGCGAAGTCATCAACGATTGGTCGCAAGATGTGTCGACCTTTTTCAGGATACTGCAGCGCCACTACGTCGCGTTCATGGACATGCTGCGGTTTCAGCTCACCACGAGAGCCGGTTTCGAGCGTCTGCTCAAGACCGATCCCGCCACGCTAACCGATCTCGAGCGCGCCGCCCGCTTCCTCTACCTGCAGCGCCGCGCCTTCGGCGGAAAGGTCGCCGGTCGCGGCTTCGGCGTCGCGCCGTCCAACCCGGCCCGGTTCGACGTGACCAAGCTCGGCCCGATGCTGGAGGCCGTCCACGAGCGCCTTTCGGGCGTCGTCATCGAGCGGCTGCCCTGGGCCGATTTCCTCGATCGTTACGACCGGCCCGCGACGCTTTTCTACCTCGATCCGCCCTATTTCGGCTGCGAGCGCGATTATGGCGAGGGCATGTTCGACAGGTCGGAGTTTGAGCTGATGGCGTCCCGGCTCGCAACCCTCAAAGGCCGCTTCATCCTAAGCATCAACGACCGGCCGGAGGTGCGCGAGACCTTCGCGGCGTTCGACATCGCCGAGGCCGACACAACCTATCAGCTCGCCGGAATGGCGAGGGTTAAAACGGTCACCGAACTCGTCATCACGACCCGCGCAGGGCCTTGATGATGCGGTCCCAGTTCCGCGGGCCTTGCACGGCCCCGCGTCGGCGCCGATTCCATAGGTCTCCCGAGGGCCAAGCCAATGGGACTCCGCCGATCGCGGAACTGGGACCACGCCACGCATTTCCGCCGTTTACGCGGTGGTGAAACGCTCGTTCAGCGCGTCAAAGCACCGCCGCAGGCCATTAATTGAGTTGATGGCTCATCACAGGCCGCTACGCGGTCGAAACCCCGGAAAACCGCCATTCCCGTGCCGCGAAGTCCCGCCAAATCCCGCCAAATCCCGCCCGGTTTGCTCCACACAGTTTCTGGCCAGTCACACACCACTGCCTTGAACCGGCGGCCCTCCCGCGCCTCATCGTCGCACATCCTTTCCCACAGGCGGTTGAGGCAGTCGGCCTTGGTCGTCGGTCCCGGCACCGGACCGACGACAATGCGTAGCCG